GTCATTATTTGTATATATATCCTGCTTCATGAGTCCAACCTCAGCGGCTGGGGAAATAACAAAGTAGCGACTTTCTGCCGGGGCATTAGCATCATCAAGATACTGTATAGCTCGTAGGTAGTCGTGGAATGTATTCTCCGCCGCCAGTGTTCCGACTGTCTGACTGAAGTTATCAGGTAGCCCGGCTAGTGTGTCATCTACATCTAGGCCGAGGGCATATCCCAATTTTCCAGCATACAGTGCTAGCTGGTCTCTGTTGTTCTGGACTTTCGTTATACTCTCCACAGCAATAGCCGCATATTTGTGCGTACCAATTGTTATGTCCGTATTAGATTCTGTGACTGTCTCATACGTGATAGCCGTGTTGGTGGACTTTGTTCGTGCCGCCATATCACTCACGCCGGGAACGTGTATTGTGTCCCCTGCGGATAAGCCATCTTCAAATCTTCGGTCAACTAACTTAGCAAAGACTAATTGCTGTTCTCGTGCGACAATTGCCAAGGGTGACCAAATCTCAGGTATAAAGACATCAGCAGTAGTGTTATCAATAAACTCGTATTGCCCTGTTGCCATTAATTTCTCCTATTAAAGAATTGGTCTAAAACCGTATCGGCATGAGCGGCCATTTGGTCGTCACTCATACCCGGTGTAACAGCTTCTGCATCAGCGAGTGTCATGCGCCTTTGGCCTGCGGCGGTAGAGGAGCCTGCATCGACTCCTCTGCCACCCTCTCGTAGCCTGTCAGCGACACGACGCTCAACTTCTGCGTCAATATCTGTTACTTCTTGTGAAAACGAGGACTGGACAGAAGCCAACGCGCCAGCGTAGTCTCCTTGTGTCCACTTAGTCCTTGCTTCTTCTATTTGTTCAGAGTCCCAAGTACTGTCATTGTCGTGTAATATATCGGCAATTTGAGTCCTGTGCATTAGCATCGAAGTGTCCGATTGCCTTTGCTGAGCCATGCTATCCTTCACTCCTGTGATAGGAGAATCCTCATAACTACTTTGCGCAAAGTGGTCAATGAGTGATTCTACTGCGCCCTCTACGCGCGATAAGGCCGCTTTAGTTTCACCTAACTCCAGATACCCTTTTAAGAGTTCCTTGTTTTGCTCTCTGGCCCGGTTCAGTTGTCGTTGCCAGTTCTTTTGTTCATCAGATACTCCGTCATAGATGTCCGCTTCTGCGTTAGTACTATTACTGTTCTGAATCTCGTTATACTCAGCCACGGTTAGTGCCTCCTTGGATGTCCCACGCTGGTACTCCACATTTATTATACCACATTATTTGTATTGTGTCAATTAGTAGGAAGGGCGTGTAGGTACATATGGATTTTCATTACCTTCTCTACTTGCTACTAGTATGTCTCCTGTAGCGCTTATTGTAAATCTATCTTTATGGGGCGTGTTAGCAAGTCCATACCTTCTATTGAATAGTAGTCTCTCTTTTAGATTAGCTCTTATGTTAACAATATTCTTGGGGTTGTTACCTAAAATCTCTACTATCCACGCATCTAGTATCGGATTTCTTTTTAACATCTCTTCCCTTGCTTCTTTTAATTCTTTCCAAACTTTCCCATATGTATCAGGATATGCCTGTACTAGTGTATCTTTATAATCTGAAGATATATCTTTCATTTCTATAGCCATAATTCGTTCTTTGCTTCCCTGCTTATATATTACCTCATGCATATCAAAGTACTGAGAGTCCTGTATTGCCGTTATGCCTTCTACATATCGCTGTATTACTGGTAGCGACTTAAACCAATTCCTTTCTTTATTTGTTATATAGTCTCTAAAAGGTGCTGCTTCTGGATTAGCTTGCCACCATCCCTGTTCAGCCCAATTAGACCGTTCAAAGTCCCAAGTCCCATCATCCCTCTCAAATATCTTATCATTTTTGGTAGCCTGCAATTGATAGTAGTATAGGTCTCCTTGAAATCCATGCCAGTCTTCATCATTCTGTGCATTACGCAAGTCGCTAAAGTGCGCTTCTACGCCTGTATATTTCTCTAGCAGTTCCTGATTTCGCTGCCTTCTAGCTTTTGCAGCGAAAGAATATGCTTTTCCTACACCATCCATATCCATCCTGCCCTCTTCATACCCCTGTGAAACAAGAGCTAACTCCTGTACCTGTATAAGGTCAAAGGCATGTTTCTCTTTGTAGTATTCACGCATTTCTCTAGCGTCACCAGAGACTGTAATTCCATACTCCTTATCAAACTCTTCTGCCAGTAGGTGAACTTCTGGAACACTATTGTTAATATATTTTTGAAGTGTAGATGGTGCCGTCCGAAAGTATAACTTTCCGCCAGCCTTGCGTACTTCATCTCGGTACTGTTTTACAGGCCCAAGGTCAGAATTTGCTAAGGCTCCCTGTCTAGCAGCCGATAGTCTATCGTATAAGCTAATCTCATAAGATGACAGCCCCATAAACTCTCCAGCCATCATTACTGGTGCTGCCTTAAATGGCCCGGCAAAGGCGCCATCTAGCCAGAAAGGAACCATATTCCTCCCACCATGTAGTAGAATCTTACTTGTATCCCAGCCGTCATCATCTCGTAGCGGTTCTCCTAAGAATGTACGTCCTGCAATAACGTCAGTAAAAAGCCCCATTATAGGAGCCGATTGCGACCTACCTCTTCTCTGAAGAAGGTCAAATACCCAACTCTCAGACCAGTGTTTATCCTCAGCTTGGTTCTTATCACTATGTGTTAAGTTCATCGCTAAATCACTGGCTAGTCTAAATGCCGAGAACCATGCACCACCAAAGCCTATTTGCGCTCCTGCAATATGCATCTTACCAAATCTAGATGTAAGGTCAAGTGCATCGTCTGCCCCGGTAATCTCACCGTCTTCAAACATATCCCCCCGACCGTTACCTGTCCATACAGCTAACTGCTGCATCATAGCTCCAGCCGTTACCAAGGCTGTCATCTGCCTAAAGGCAGCCCTCTGTCTCATGCTGGTCATGCCGCCAGAACCGTCCTTAGACTTGAATCTGAATAGGTCTCCCATGATACTGTAAGTAGCACGCCTGTACATTGGGGCAAAGAATATTAGTGTACTTTCTAAGTGTGCCTGTAACGGTGTTTGCCTTACCATGTGTGGGTCAAAGGCTCCAGTCATCTTATTTATAACTGAACCTAACTCACGATACTTCTTATTTGTTATATCCGCAGCATCAAAATTCTTACCAGCTTTACCAGCAGCAGTACGCAGCGTTAAAATCTCATCATCTACAGACATTTTCATAGACTGCCAGAGTTCAGACCTTAGAACATCTAGAAAACCAGAGAAGCTGTCCTCAAACCTACCAAGAACTGCGGTCTCTGGAATACCTAATGTCTTTGCTATTTTTTTTGAATTTTGTTTTAAGAATAGAACTGCCTTGTCATCCGCGGCCCATAACGGCTCAGGCTGTGATAGCCTAACCCCACCAAGGCCAGAAGCCTCATTAAGTACTCCTATGTTTTCTGCTTGATATTTATGATACATTTTAGGGTCTAGCCACATCTGGCCCATCATCTTAGTTCCTTTGTACCAAGCCTGTGCAGCCTTCTTATCACCTGTAGTAGTTCTTATGAGCGCGTTCCATCCATGAATCATTGGGGCGCCAATATCTATTCCAGACTTAAAGTATCTCATAAGACGGTTAGGCGTACTAAACGTATCAGCAGCTATCTTTGGCACTGCTGTAAAGATATTTGTAGTCTTTACCAGATACTGCTTGACCATTTTCTGCTCACGATTACTTAACGAAGATAGGTGTGTACCTCTTATCCAATCAATGTTAAGCTGCCCTAATAAGCTATGCCTACCTGCAAGAGACGTATCAAGCTGGCCTAATTTAGAATCTATTTGGTCTAATAACTTGTCTGCATTAGTATGCCAGAACTCATTTGACCTATAGCTGCCATCTAGAAAGTCATTTATTTTAAGCCCGAACATATCAAGGTCTGGGTCTTGCTTAGCCCATTTGTTTAGCGCCTCTATAGAAGAACCACTGCCCTCGGTCTGTATATAACTCCCATCTGGGGTACGCATACCTTTGCGCTCATTCACAAGTTCCCTTAGCCCTTTTAGACCTGCTCTAGTAGCCGCTCTCTTAGCGAATATACTATAGGCTTCTTTTGTGTAAGCCTGTCCTCTAATCCATTGCTGTGCCTGCTTATCAATAATAGACTTTCGTCCTGAGTCGCTGTATATCGCTATACGGTCAGCTATACCTCTAAGTGCGTCTGTACCGCCTCCCACCGTATACGCATGGTAAATATCAATTATATCCTCTTCAATCCTTGGCCTAAAGTGTTTAGTATGACCGCTTTCTAAGTAGTCTCTTGACGTTTCTCCTGCCTCCCCCAGCATCTGATAAATTCTAGGGGCATGTGCTTCTGGATTATATCTGCCACCTCTATCAGCAGATTCTTTAGCAGGGTCAATACCATTAAGGCGCTGCTGATATTCAATCTCATCTATTGTAGCCCTGTAAAGAACAAGGTCTTTATATAGCTTTGACGGTACAAATTTTGCTTGTCCATTTACATATATTGTTGTACCCATATCTTTGTAGTAAATATGCCAGAACTTTTCGGGTATACGGTCAAGCGGCATATCTGGTGTCTGGAAGAGCTTTCTAATATCTGATGCTATTCCTGTGCCAGTTGGTTCCATCTCTTGTTTCCACTTTGCTTCTGCATATTTAAGTGGAGTAGCTTTTGTTGATATTGCCGGCTTACCCTTACCGCCGCCCTTCGCCGCGCCTGTCACAAATAACTGGCTCATCCTGATACCTTCTTCAGATTCCTCAAGTTCCCTGATTCTTTTTAATCCTTCGGGAGTATCCTGTAGTTCAAGTTTAGTAAAATGCTCCATACCTTGGATATCACGAACATCTTCTAAACGCCGTGCTGCTTCTAAGTGAGCAGCATTAGGCGCATCAACTACTAAGCCTAATGCACTTTCACCGTGGTCTTGGAGTGTGCTTCTGCCTCTATCACTGGCACCAGTAATTCTATCATACTCACCTGCTCTAGCAGATATTGCTTTTACGGCTGCATGAGCTAGTCCACCCTGACCGCCATAAAAAGCCACATTAACAGGTGCCATAATAAGATTTTTTGCTGTTTTAGCATACCATACGTCTTTCTTAGCCCATTCACTAAGACGCTTACCCCACGGCCCCTCACCCATCGTAGATATTATAGCCCCTAAGCGGCCCGGCGCTTCATTACCTGCAATTGTTTTAGCCCCATTCCCATACATATCAGTGGCTATGTCGTGGTAGAAAGACTTATCGCGTGCGCTCTTCAGTCTTGGAGGCAGAAGCATATCATCACTTAGTCTATGACCATCAATCTGCTGTATTGTAGCTTCAAAAGTATTTCTATGATTATATACTCTTTCAGATAATAGCCTCAGCCACTGGTTAAGAGGATGTGACATTTTACCTCTAGCAAAATCTAGCTTAGCATATTCACCTGCAAAGTCATCACCTAGTAATCTAGGATAATCTTGTGCAATACCAAATATAATCTCTTTAGCCTTATCAAGAGAGATATTAGAATGTAAGCCTTTTTCTCTTAGTACAGTTAATACATCTGGCTCTGCTGCCCATTCTCTGAGTTTATCCGTAGGCAATCTATTTATATGGTCAGCAACCTGTTCATTTCGGCCCAGCTTAGTGTATGCTATACCCTCTTCGTAATGAGCCTGCCCAGTTACATCTTCAACCAGCATTGGTATTCTCTTTTGAGTTCTCCAGAGACCATTCATCACATGGCTGGTTTTTATATTCTTCTGGAACTCTTTTAGAGCATTACTCTTGGTATGCCTAAACGGTGACCAACCACCCTGTTTGCCTTCCCTAGAAAGAGGATTCATAGCCTGCATTTGCATAACCTTTCGGAAAGCATCTACTCCCTCAAAGTTTTTAACCCCATCCCACATCATATCCCACTGACCGAGTAAGTGGTATGACTGGTCATCTGCGAAACTGAGGAGAGCCTCATCTAAGGGGGCTACTGCTCTTGATGTCCAGCTACCGTCTTTCTTTCTAACCATAGACCTAAACATATCTTCTACAGTTTCTATATGACCGCGTTGGTC